TGTTGTTGTTTCCAAATAGCCTTGATCTTTTCGTCATCAACAGCGACTTGACTTACACTCTCAAACTCGGATTTATCGTAGTTCCAATAACCATCAACTTTTCTAATTTTTAGTTTAAAGTTAGCACCTTTCCAAAAATCAAATGGGTTGATTGGGTTTTCATCTTCAAATGCTGGTTGCATTGCTTCTGTAATCTTATCAAATATTTTTTTACCAAATTTAAATAAGAATACTTTACCTTCGTTTTCAGGATGTTTAGGATCACTTACGATCATAATATTTGAATAGTAAGATAGTTTTCTTTTTCTCTTTCGAGCAATCTCTTTATCACTATCTAAACCTGTATTCCAAAGTCTTGTATTTTCTTCAGACACAGGATCTTTTTGACTTAATGTAGTCAAAGAGTTTTCAATATACCAGCCACCTTTATCTTGGAAAGCGTGTGACCAAACTCGTTGCCAAGGTAAGTCTTCGTTCTCTACTGCTGGTAAAAATCTAATCACAGCAAAACCATTTCCAGTTTTGTCTAGTTCTGGTTTCCAGAACCTGTCGTCATCATATTTTCTTTTGTTAGATTGATCCTCAGGATTGAGGTTTGTTTCAAGTGCTTTTGTAAGTTTATCAAAATTACTTGATGATGTTTTTAATGTTTCAAAGTCCATATTTTCTCCTTATTACTTTGTATTCGTTGTATTTGTGTTACCTGTATTATCGGTATCATTATTATTTATACTTGATTTTCACTTGTTGTAGCCCTCGACCCACTCTTTTCCTGGTGTGTCTTTTTTTGCTCTAGCTAAGTCCTCATATTTTGTTATTAGATTCGATAGCTGTTGAAACGGATAGTTTCTAGCAACCATATCGTTTCTGTGTTCTTTTAAGTCTTTTAATAATTCTTCAAATAACATAATTCTATTAATATAACACAACCAGACATAATTGTCAATGCTCCTATAAATTAAACTTCTTATAAAATTCATTATAATTCATATAGTCTAGGTTGCCTTTATGATCTGTCCACTCTCTAACAACTCTATTGACCTCATCACCACCTTTAATACTATTCTGTACCTTGTAAAACATCACTTTTTTACTCTTATGTTTACCAGAAAAATCAAAAAAGGTCTCTTTTAATTGTTGTACCCAATTCACACTAGGTGTAGGAGCGTGGTCTTTCAATACATAGTTTGGTGTACCAGCGAATATATTATTTACTTTACCTGTTGTGCTATTTAAATCCATACCTAGTAAATACACCTCGTTTGGCTGTTCTAGTAAACACGATATATAAGCCGCTGTTGGTCCAGCAGCCCAACCTTTGTCTTTAAAGTCCTCTATATCATTTAAACATTTTGATTTGTTACCGTCTTTTAGCCAAGATATTTTTATAGATTTTTGTTGTACAAATTTTCTGCCTTTAGTCTTGTCACTTCTTACAACGTGAGCCACACCTGCCACACTTGAACCGTGCATTACAAACTCTTTTGTTTCTGGTGTTCTTTCGTTTTCATAAAAGGCGCCTTCTTCTTTTGCTAACCTTATATCTTCATCTGAAGCACCAGCTTTAATCATATTTTCATATAGATCAGCAGGTACTTTTGACCAGTTTCTAAAATAAGTTGGTATTTTTTCACATATGCCACTATGATACATTTCGTGCATTATGCCTTGGTCAACACCAACTAAAACATCTACGTCATCTGGATTAGTTCTATAAATGGCATTACAGCCATAAACCTTACCGTGTTGTCTTAATTTTTTTAAGTCAACACCTAATCTACTTTGGCCATTGCCTAGAACAAATACTATATTAGGATATGATCCGCCTTCTTTACCCATTAACAAATACCTCTTTCATAATCAACTTACACTCTGTTATATTAAAATTGACAAATGGTTTTAACTTGGCAATCGTAGATGAGATTTTAGGCCAGACAACTTTCTCGGTAATTTCTTTATCCCAATTTTTACTAAACGACAAAAAGTGGTCAAGCACAATGATGGTTTGGAATGACGCTCTTTTTTGAATAAGTAAGCGTAACAATCTAGGATGTTGTCCGCTACTACATAGAAAACCATCATCAAAAGAAAGCCTACGAGAGCTGAAATCATCATTAATCCGTAAGCAATCGTCTCTAAAATGATACCCAAATGCCTCTTTCCGTTTTTTGAAATCCAAATATACATCTTTTCCATCATTTTGTAATAAGTTACCTACCCATTTTTTATTATTGTGTATAAAGTTAGCCACAAAAAAATCAACAATGTTATTTTCATCATATTGTTTAGATAGTTTGTGAAAGAAATATCTGTCATTTCTTTTTGTAAATGTTTCAAGTTTACAATTAACTTTGCCACCATATTCGTCATAGTTATATGTATCTGTTGTAAAATGTAATTTGATTGCCAGATAGGCCTTAAATACTTCAAACCCTCCATACATATTCTTGTTCTCGCCATTTTTTTCTCATTTCTATGTATATAGGATCGTGTGTAACTCTATCTCTATATTCTTTATGTATTCTAGCCGCCTTTGCTTTCTCACTTGTAGCCCAATCTTTCTCTTGTGGTAAAACTTTACCATCTCTACCATACTTCTTACCATCTTTGTGATTAGCATATCGTCTGGCTCTAGTAAAACCCATTTCTAAAAACTTTCTACACATATCCATACCTATGAAATCTTTTAATACTCTATAATCAGCATACATATTGTAAATGTGTTCAGCGCTTTTTCTTGCCTCTCTCACGGTCTTAAATCGCCAATGCCTACAAATAACATCTGTATATGGTCTAACTAATAATACGCCTTGCTCACCACGGCCTATTCTATATCGTGTATCATTTGGTCTAAACACGGTATTTTTATAATCTAATTTGTAATCAAACTCTAACATATTATACTGGCAATTGACCACATTTAGGATATTTTAACATCTTTAAATTGGTCGCCTCTAGTTTTATTTTTTCTTTTAATGATTTTGATATAAGATTGCCTACTGTGCCCTCATCTATACCATTCTCTTTACAATACCACAACACAGCATCCATATGTGATATTTGTTTTTCTTTTACAATGTTTTCTATTTTTAAACTAAATTCTTTACTTGTCATATTATTTTTATGGGCGTGGTTTGACTCTCGCCTAATACACGCCCTGGTACCTTTTGTTTGTTAACGGTACCAATATAACACAAGTGTTTGGTTTTGTCAATGGTGATTTGTATTAAATGTCTTTTCTACCTAACATATTAATCATTTCAGGATTTAAAGTTAGGTCAAACGTTCTAAAAACTATACAAGAATTTTCTGGTTTTAATGGTGTTTGTACTGAAGCGAAAGCTTCATTGTTTGGATTTAGCCAATAAATTACAATGTAAACTATTTGGCCTTTAGGGTTGCCACCTTCTCTACCATAACTTATACTAATAGGTGTAAATTCTTTATCCTCTGCCCACCTCTCAACCTCATTAGTTTGAGCACAGATAGCAGGTATTTGCTCCCACCAAAAATTATATTTTGATTTATCTTCAGCAGTTTTATCTTCAGCAAAAGCGTAGCTAGTTAGTAGTAGAAAAAGTGTTATGATTAATATTTTCATCTTACCTTACTGATAAGATATTATTTAGAAGTCGCTATCTTATCTTTGTTTAATTCTTCAAAATATTTATAAAAGTTTTGAATAGATTTGCCAAGTTCTTCTTCGTAATCAGCCTTGTTCTTTATGAAAGCTTGAGTTGTACCATCTTCACTAGCAATTAAAATAACTATTTGTTCAATAGGTTTACCAAAGGTTTCTTCATACATATGAGCATAAGCAGTGGTCTGTAAAAAGTAATTCTCAATCCAGTCTTCTTGTCGCTCTTTGTTTGCTGTCTTAAAATCAATAACAGATAATTTGCCATTGTATTCAGCGACACAATCAACTTGACCAGCAATAGTTAGTTTTTTACTATACATAATTGCTTCAAGTAAATGTATGTTATCTATTTGATCTATGTAAGGTTTTAAAAGTTTGAATAAGCCTAATGGTAAAACGTCTCTAATACTAGGAGTTTCACCTTTTATATATTGCTCTACCAATGTGTGAAAAGATTTACCTCTACGAGCAGCTCTACCCATTTCCCATTTAGCAACGTTTTCACCAATCTTTTGTCGCCATTCTTTTAGTTGTTCAGTTTTTCTAATACCTAAAACTGTTGTTACGGATGGATAGTTGGTACCGTCTATGTTGTAAAAACGGTGACCATCTACTCTCATACCTTTTGTTTTAGGTAAGATAGTTT